TTAACTCCACTGTTGGTTTTTCAATTTGTTTTGGTTGACCAACTTTAGATATATCAACAGCTAAGTGTTTTGCTCCGGTTGATATTGCTTTTGTTCTAACATAATAACAAAGAGTTTTTAACCCTTTTCCCCAAGAATGGAAGTGTGATGATGAAATCTTAGATAAAGTCGGATTTGACATATAAATATTCATTGATTGTGATTGGTCAATGAATGGTGCTCTATCAGACGCCATATCAATAAGTTCTCTTTGAGATATTTCCCAAATTGTTTTGTACTTAGGAATTAAATGTTCAATTCTTTTGACTTTTTTAGTATAATTCTTTTCTTCAGGGTCAAGGTAATGGTTAAAATTAATATTTTGGATTGAACCTTCGTTCATGATAATTTCATTTTTCAAGTCTTCACCCCATATACCAATTTTTTCAAAATCATTGATTAAATACTTATTAACAATTAAAATCTCACCACCAACTACACGACGATTAAATAATGCTGAGTGAGCTGGTTCTGTCATTTCAAATGAACCGGTAATCTTAGCTGATGACGCTACCGGCATTTGAGCTGTGAATAACGAGTTACAAACCCCGTGGTTGGACACTTCTAATTTAAGTGAGTCCCAATCCCACATTCCACCTAATCCTTCGTAATCTAACCCCCACATATCAAATTGGAATGTACCTTTTGACATTGGAGAACCTTTAAAGAATTCGTATGGTTTGTATTCACCTGATTTACATAATTCCATACTTTCGGTAATAGCTGCAAAGTAGATAGTTTCAAAAATCTCTTTATTCAGTTGTCTAGCCTCTTCAGATGTGAATATGTAATCCATTAGATAGAATACGTCAGCAAGACCTTGTGTTCCAATAGCAATTGCTCTTTGTTCTAAACCACCTTTTCTACCTTGTTCAGTTGAATAACTATTGATATCAACAACCTTGTTAAGTGCTCTAACAACCTTTCTAACCTCATTATAAAGTAATTTGAAATCAAACTCACCTTTAACAATAAAGTTTTTCAATACCATAGAGGATAACGTACAGATTGCTGTAGTATTTTCATCAGTGTATTGGTAAATCTCATTACATAAGTTAGATTGTTTAATCACCCCAATGTTTTGATGATTAGTTTTTCTGTTTGCACTATCTTTAGAACATAAGTAAGGAACACCTGTCTCAACTTGAGATTCAATAATTTTATTCCAAATTGTTTGAGCTTTTACTTTTTTACCAAGTCCAAGTTCAACCGCTTTATTATAATTCTCCTCATACTCATCACCATAAGTTTCCTGTAATGGTTTGATTCCTGCTTTGATAATATCGTTAGGACAGAACAAATACCAATCCTTATTGTCTTTGACCGCATTCATAAAATTGTCCGGTAACCAAATTGATGTAAACAAATCTCTTGCTCTCATCTCCTCAGCCCCTGTGTTTTTCTTAATATCTAATAAGTCCAAAATATCTTTGTGCCAAGGTTCAATATAGATTGCTGCACTACCCGGTCTTCTTCCTTGTTGATTGAAGAAACGTAAAGATTCATTCACAATTTTAAGATACTTCAATAAACCACCAGCGAATCCACCAGATGAGTTAATTCTACTTTCTTTACTACGAATGTTAGACATACATAAACCTATCCCGGCAGCGTCTGATGAATATGTTGAAATATCATTCAATGTTTGTAATAACCCATCACGAGAATCTCCGTGATTGTATTTTAAAACACAAGAAGCCAATTGAGGTGTCTTAGTCCCCGCGTTAATCATAATTGGTGTTGCCGGAGAAATAAATTGGTTTGATAACGAATTGTAATATTCAACCGCCTCTTCAAATGATTTAGTTACCCATAGAGCAACTCTCATATACATATGTTGTGGTCGTTCAACAACTTTACCTTCCGGAGTTTTCAACAAATACATTTCTTGTAATGATTTCCACGCAAAATAATCAAAATTGTAATCATTCTCGTGATTTATTACAGAATCAATATTTTCAACACCATATTTTTCAATAGTTTCCATCAAAATATCGTTAATGATACCATCAACGTGTAATGTGTGCATTGTATTAGAAAAACTATCATCAGTTTCTTTGTGGTAAGATGAAATAGCTACAGACGCAGCTAATCTTGAGTAATCATGATGACTACCTGTGTAAGAAGCAGCAATCTCATAAACCAACTTATCTAATTCTTTAGTTGTGATTACACCTTCTGTTGGTACTGATGTTATGACCTTGATAAAAACCTCATCGGTATTAACATTTAAACCTCTACCAGCTCTTTTAACTCTATTGTAAATTTTTTGAGGGTTAAACGAAACTTCGTCCCCCCCTCTTTTTCTTATCTTTAATGACATCATCTTAAAAATCGTCCGTGAATGTTAATGACTCACCCAGTTTAGCTTTCTGATATTCAACAGTTCTTGATTCAAAGAAGTTACCTTTTGTTTCAACTGCAATTTGTTCCATAAACTTAAATGGTTGTTCTACGTTAAATTGTTTTTTACAACCTAACTTAACTAATAATCCGTCCACAACGAATTCTAAATATTGTTTCATTAAGTTAGAGTTCATACCGATTAATGATACCGGTAATGATTCTGTAATAAATTCTTTTTCAATCTCCAATGCTGATAAAAGAATTTCTTTGATTCTTTTTTCACTTGGTCTATTTTCTACGTGGTTGTTCAATAAGTGAATAGCGAAATCACAATGTAAATTTTCATCTTTAAAAATTAAAGAATTAGCGTTACAAAGTCCCTGCATGATTCCTCTTGATTTTAACCAAAAAATTGAACAGAATGAACCAGAGAAGAAAATACCTTCAACAGCAGCAAACGCTATCAATCTTTCTTGAAAAGAAGCACTTTCTATCCATTTTAATGCCCAGTTGGCTTTCTTTTGAACAGCTGGTAAAGTATCTATCGCGTGAAAACACTCGTCTTTTTCATCAGCATCTGAAATATAAGTATCAATCAATAACGAATACATCAATGAGTGTATATTCTCCATCATTAGTTGAAATCCGTAGAAAAATTTAGCTTCAGGATATTGTACTTCACTTAAGAAATTCTCAGCTAAATTTTCGTTTACGATTCCGTCAGAAGCAGCGAAAAAAGACAACACATTTTTAACAAAAAACCTTTCGTTATCAGTTAAATTTTCCCAATCTCTAACATCATTTGATAAATCGACCTCCTCAGCTGTCCAAAACGCAGCTTGATGTTGTTGATAAAATTCCCATATATCGTTATGTTGTATTGGGAAAATAACAAAACGGTCTTTATTTTCTTTTAAAATTTTTTCTTCCATAAATTAATTATTATTTTTTTGTTCTTCTTTTTGTTTTCTTTTATCAAGTAAATCTTTGATTCTCTGTCTATTTCTTTCTTCTGTCTGTTCTTCAAGACCTAAGAATGTTACTGAACTTTCAGTATCAATTTCTAACATACTGTTGTCGAACTTACAGTTTTCAAAAACAACACCATCATCACCTATTCTGGACTTAGTAATAGCTATTGTAGCTAACTTCATCTCTTTTTGTTGTAAGGATTTAGCTACTGAAATAATAACGTGTCCTACTTGTGCTTTTTTTATTGAACCACCCATTTGGTCTGTTGTTACAACTTCTGACGATATTGAACTTCTGTTACCTTGTGTAGCTGTCCAACCTACAATATTTAACTCGTGACACATAGATTCAAAACCTCTCATAACAGAACCTTCTGATTTCCATTCATCCCCTAAATTTTTGTCCGGAACAACACAGTCAATATAATCCAATAAAACCATATCAATTTTAGTTCCTTCTGACATCATTTTACGGATTTGATTTTTGATTTGCATCATTGTCATAGTGTCAGATGGAAGTTTTTTAAGAATAAGTTCGTTAGTCATTGTTTCTTTGACTGTTTTAACTTTTTCTATAACTTCTTCTTTTCTTTTCGACAATTCATCTGGGTGAATTTTTGTCCACAAGGTAATGTGTTTTCTTTGGATAATTTTTGGATTATCTTCAAAAAATATTTGTAACACGTTATAACCTAAATTAAAAGCGTGGTTTGAAATTTTTGTAAGTAGGGTTGACTTACCTACTCCGGTTGGAGCTAAAACTACACCAATTTCACCTTTAGCAAGACCACCTTTTAACAATCTATCAATACCAGGAATACCCATTGGTATCGGATGTCTATAATCTTCATCCAAAACCTCTTCTAAATTGAAAAATACACTTTCAGTACCTTTATCGTGTTCTCCGACTTGAAGAGCTTTACTAACCATTTCCTCTAAAGTATCATAACTTTCAAACTCACCAGCGTCAATTATTTTTTGTGCTTTTGACATCACCTTTTGTAATTCTTGTTGTTTACAAAACTTCATAGATTTTTCCTGAACAAACTCAGCACCTTCTTCTTCGGTTGTTCTAATTTTATTCAATGTGTCTATTACAATTTTAGCTGCTAATGGTTGTTGTAACTCAGACTTTGTGATTTGTTCTAAAGTGTCAAACGTAGGTGTGTGTTCATATTTAGAATAATATTCTTTAATCATCTGAATAATTAATTTAAAATATTTATTCTCGAAATAATTTGGTTCCATCACATCGATGATTGACCTCGAAAAGTCTTTATCAATAATGATTTGTTTTAATAATTGTAGTTGAAATGAACTTCCTAGATACTCAAAATTTTTGTTTGACGCCATATGTTTTTTATTAGTGTATTTGATAAATATTAGACACTTAGTGGAACTTCCAAATAATTAAATGTTAAATTTTTTGATGAAAAAATGTCAGTAAGATTCATCAACAAATTTTTTAGGTGTGGTCTAACATCTACGGTATATCTTACCTTTGGTGGGTAGATTTTAGCGTCCACTTGTCTATGACAAATTGTCATATCATTTTGTTTGATATAGATGTTAAAATACTCCGGACCATCAATGTATGATGTGTCAAGAATTGATGGGTTAGACATAATTTCATACATGTTATCTAACATATATGTTGTTGTTTTTAAAGACAATTGTCTTTGGATGTCGTTTTTAAAATCTTTTAACAACTCATAAAGTTCTAATGAGTGTTTAGCTTTAGGATTAAAATCCCTAACATTGAAAAATCTTTGTACAATGATATTATCATTTACCATCATTAAAAATTCTAATTTAACTGATTCTTGGTCTTTCATAATTAATTTTTTTTGTAATTTCTTTTTTCTTTTCTTGTTAATTTCATAAATGGTCTGACAAAATTTACCCACGCGTCATCCACTTTTGGGAGGTATTTAAAGAATCCATCATCCATCATCATTTTGATGAGGTTTTTATATCCTCTACCTTCTGGGTCTAAACTTTCTTTATAATACAATTCCACTAATTCTTTTCCCTCACTTGTTATAAGTGGTTCTGATAAATCAACAATTTTTTTGTTTATAATAAAAAACTCATCCCCGTAAACCCCTGTTCTTGTTTTACCCGATAATAAATTTTGTAGTGTTTTATTGTCTTTATTTTCTTTCAATAAAACTTCAGCTTTTTCTAAAATATCGGTAATTGAAACCGGTTTATCAAGTAACTCAGGAAAAAATTTTATGAGTGTTTTTTCCCCAAGTCCAGATATACCATCAATATTATCAGATTTATCTCCAGATAATATTTTATATGTTGTAACATTCTCATGTGGGAAATAGTAGTAATCAAACATGATTCTATCACCCTTTTTAAAGGTTTGTTTTGTTTTTGGGTAATAAACAGATACTTTATCAGATATTAATTGTAAAAGGTCTTTATCACCAGAATAAATTGTTATATTTTCATTTGTAGCAATCTTACAATAGTAGGATATAAGGTCATCAGCTTCATTTTTTTCAACATTTACTTGTCTGATATAACATTCCTCCAAATACTGTTTAATTCTTTCCTTTTGTTCCTCAAATGATTCATCTTTAAAGTCCTCAACTACTCGTCTTTTTTCTTTGTACTGTGGATATAAAATTTTTCTAGTCAATGAGTTTTCGTTTCCATCCCACATAACAACAACTTTATCAAAGTTTTCTTCATCAATTAATCTACGTAAAGTATTAATAAAGTGCCAAACAGCTCCAATATGTTTACCTTTATTGAAAAAATCTTTAACACCGTGGAATCCTATTTTTGTAAGGTTATTACCATCAACTAATAAGGTTTTAGTCATTCGTTTGTTTGAGTTTTGTTAAACAAATCATCGTATCATGTCGTAATCCATTTGTTCTATTTTTTCAATAGAATAAACTTCAAGTTCTTCTTTTAATCTATTTTCAGAATTTAATTTTTCCCACCTTTTTTGTGCTTTGTTTTTCCAATGAGATACTAAGTTTTGTAAATCGTAATTTTCAAAGTTTTCTCTTTTTTGTAGTTCTACTTCTCCATCAGAAAGTATATGTTCTTTAATATTTGAATAACCAAAAGTTGTATAGTAATATCTTTTCTTTGTTTTTGACTTCATACAACATTTAACAAATTCAGTAAATTCATTAAATTTTTCTATATCAAATACTTTTAAGTGAGATTTAATAATTTGAATTATTTTTGAATACTCCCTCATTTTTGGTGCTGATGGAACTGGGTCTACTAACATACCATTCCATTCTTCTTTACCATAAATTGGTCTTAGGAAATTCCTTAGTTCCATATAGATGTTGTCACTTGGAAATAGGAATAAATCAGATTCTGTCATCCCATTGTATTTTATATATGGTTCCAAACCATCGTACTGAGATGAACTTTTTATATTACCATAGAGTGATGTTGTCTCTAAAAAACAAAGGTTCATTTTATCACCATACTTTTCCTTAAATAAGTCCAAAACTAAATGTGAACTGCATATCAAAGCTAATAGTTTACCGCCTAAACAATTAAAACCAAAAGGTTGTGTTGGGACAATAATTGAACCGTTAACCATGTGTTTATTGACATGTTTAGCTTTCAATGTCTCACCAAAAAAATCATTTCTTGGTTTAATAGATAATACCGGAGAAGCTATTTTGATAAACCCTAAATATTTTCCTGAATTACCTTCTTTTACACCCAATGTTATTTGTCTACCAATCTGTGATTCCATAGGTAAACTAATTGTAATTTGAGCTAAATTGTTCATAATGTTTTGGTCAATAACTTCAACAACAATATCCATGTCTTTTGGTTGTAAAGTATGGTCATTAAACAATTGTTTACTCCATTTTTCAACATCGATGTTAACAACCTTTTCTTTTTTTCTTTCCAAAAAATAATCTTGGATAGTTGGAACTTTACCATAAAATCCGTTTATGGTATCAACCATTTTCATTACTTCTTCGTAAGTTAATTTTAACTCCATTTTTAAATTTTTAATTATTCGTCGTCTTCTTCGTCTACTTTTGTGATTACATCTTTGAATGTAATATCACCATCACCAGATAATATTTTATTCCAAAACTCGGAATATTCTTTTTTGTACTTATCCAAAGCTGTTTTATCGTCTTTTATATATCCTTGAGGGACAGCGATAATTTTACCATCTTTAAATGAAATACCATTGACATGGTTTTTCAAAACAGATATTTTTGTTCTTGTAGCATAAGCTACCGTTCTACCATTTTTAGTTGCTGTAATATGATTAATACCAGCTTTTTTCTGATTACCAAATAAAAACACTAAACTTGACGCTAACCACAGTGCCTCACCACCTTTAGCTTTAATTTCCGGTTGACCAAAAGGGTTATCCGGAAGGTCAACCCATGGCTGATTAATTACAACCATTGTCGCGTAATAAGGAACATTTTCTTTTTTTGTTTTAGAAATTCTTGAGTGAATACCCATTCCTATTGTATCAGCTAATGCTGCCGCGTTATGCATTTTACCTCCTTTTCCATCATAAGTCATTTTACAAGGTACTGAACCAACAGAATCCCAACAAAATAGAATGTTATAAGGAATGTCACCACTTTCTTGTGCGTCTAATATATCATTCATATAGTCTGTCAATTGTTCGATATAATCAAAACTATCGTTAAATATAAAATGACCATCCCAGTTACCATCTTCATCTTGTTCAGCTTGTAAACCCAACTCAACAGCGTGTGGCCAACTCCATTTTTTTTCCGTAATCATCAATACAGGTAAATCCCCTCTCCTTTGTGCATCAGCAGCTGCCAAAATCATAGCTGTAGTTTTAGATGAATTAGAGTGACCTAAAAACATATTTATACCTCCCATAATAGGTCCAGGTAATCCACACGCTTCCATGAAAGCTTCACCACAACTGTAATAACTTTCTTCTTTATACTTGGTTTTCGTGGAGTATTTATTTTTAATATCCTCCATAGAAAACTTATTCTTTTTAATTGCCATATGTCCTAGTTAATAATTAATTTCGTGTGTTTTTAGACAACATGGACACCAAGAGTGTCTCAGTGTCCAAGTTATATGTCCTAGTTTGTTGGATTAGAATGGCATATCATCATCACCCTCATCACCAGCTTGTGGGTCATCATATCCTGATGATTTAGCCCCACCGAATGATGTTAAATCTTCAGATGAATCACCATAGTCGTAACCACCTTTTTCAGAATTCCATTTCGGGGTTTCACCTCTTGCGATTGCCTCTAAATACTCAACCGGTTTTTTAGAGTAAACATCTTCCCAAGTTAACTCATCGTTAATCCAAGATTCTGCAAGGTCTTTATCTGAATGAACAGGTTCAGCATCATCATACATAACGGTTTGAATCACGGTGTAGTAAGCACCTTTTGGTGTCTTAGCTTTAGTCAATTCCAAAATTAGGTCACGACCAGTTTCTGGGTCAGATATATCCCCTTTGTTTCTGTATATAGGGATGATTTTGTCGTAAATGCCTTCATTCTTGTAGTTAGCTTTGAATCTCCAAAACTTAACCCCATCTTCTTCGTTATCTCTGTCAATAACTTTAACAATGTAGAATTTACGTGATAGGTAATTAGACGCTAACTTTTTATCAGCTTCTTTACCAGTTGAACGTAATTCTTCGTAAACCTCATTTAAAGGTGAACGTTCATTGTCATTTTTTCCTGGGTCATAGAATTTTTGGTATTTACCATCGACTTGAATCTCGTGGAAGTAAACCTCTTTAAACGGTGATGAACCGTCTTTTGTTGGTAGGATTCTAAGTCTTTTTTGTCCTTGGGTTTCCTTGTCGTTAAGGATTGCCGCGAAGTACTTTTTCATTCTTTCTTCTTGTGTAAATTTAGAGGTGTTAGAAGAACCACCTTTTTTTGACTCTTCGTATTGAGCCAGTACTGCGTCTAAAGAATTTGTCGCCATAGTGTAAAATATTTAAAGTTTATATAAGTATAAGTGTCAGCCGTGATATTGTCAAATTTTTTAATAAATAAA